TTAAAATAAATCCATTAGACATACCTCGTTTTTCAACCCAATAATTATAATTGTTAGGTGAGTCATCTACCAAGTAATCAATCTGAACATCTGGTTTTTCATAACCTTTTCTAAAATATATTGTATCAAAGTTTAGTTCGTGTCTTCCTAACCACGATAATGTGTGATGTCTTGCATGTGGTTTTTGAGAAGTAACACAAACAAAAGTAATACCAACTTCTTGTCCCCACTCAATCATATCTTTCATTTGTTTTACGTTCTCTTCGAAAGCTGGTGACTCCCCCATAATTTCTTTTGAGTATTCATCCCAATATATCTTTTGTATCTCAGGTTTATCTACAGTAAAGTTATCGGATAGTTTCCAATTATTAATACCTGTATAATCTTCTGGTAGATAATCAGGATAATGTTCTGTAACTACCTTTTCTAAACCTTGACAGAAGTCTCTCAAGACTCCATCTACATCTATTCCTATTTTCATTAAAATAAATCCTTCATGTAATTTATAATTTTTGTCCAGTAAAGTCCTATGGTAGTGAGAAAAACACCACCACCTACTAAAATACTTGGATGTGCCTCACCACATAATCCAAACAAATGTTTTACAAAATGAAAAATCTCACTCATTAAAATCTCGGAGTGTTATTATCATTCATTTTAGTTGCTATATAAAACAACAAACATACTACTAAAAATTCAAACATATATAATTTCCTTTATCCTAACTTTGAAAATAAAAGGTGGATGGAAAAGAAAGGAATAAAACCACCCACCTCGTTGTGCTTCCATACGGAAGCCTATCCATAATTATTTATGATACGTCACTCATCTCTTCTTCGTTGAACAAGTCTTCAGAAGAACCATCAGAAATATACTTCTGTACTAACTGCTTCACATAAGTTCTCTCGGAATCCATACCACCATCATCAGAAAACTGAGGATAAACCGTGACCTCAGAAGCCTCATCCAATCCAAATCCATCATAAAGAAGTCCAGCCATCTCAACAGAAGTACGAGTAGAAATACCATTAGATAACTTACCACTTTCGGACTTACTATCCATACGAGTGGTGTGAGAAATCTCACTAACAGACTTCAATAACTCAGAATCAACTTGAGGAAACATATACTGAAGTAGTCCATGTTCTTCTTCATCAGTTAAAACATCCATCTCAACGATAATAAATCTGTCCATCAAAGCCTTATCCATAACTCTTGTAGAAGTGTATTCATTACCAATGTTAGCCGTGGCTACGAAAGTAACACCCTCAGCCACCTCGACAGTTTCAGAACCATCAGACTCATCAAGTCTTAAATATCTCTGACCACTATCTAAAACGGTCATCAGAATATTCCAAGCGTCTGGATGAGCCCTTGATAACTCATCAAGAAGAATCACAGCGTTTGGAGTTTGAATAGCCGTCACAAATAGTGAAGGTGAGAAGTAAGTACCCTTCTTCTTATCGAAGTGAGTATTACCAATTAGTGTGGAACGAGGATCTTGAGTCGCTCCTAAATTAAAGTAGAAGTCAGGTCTATCAAGTGAATTAACAAGTGACTTAGCTGCCATAGTCTTACCACAACCAGCTGGGCCAGTCATCAACATATTTTTACCACGAACAGCGGAACGAACCAAGTATTTCCACTTTAGTTCTTTCATCACAAGACCTTCAGGTTTAAGTTTGTAAGAACCATGAATAAAATTCAATACCTCAGCGTGGTCACTTGGAACCTCAACTGAAGATGTATCGAATACTGGTGCCATAGTGGATTCAAATTCACTCATCGGAACTTTCCACCAATATATCCTACCACCTTTACCCTCTCTACGTTCAAGGGCCATACCCTTATCAAAAGCACCCTTACGAGTACTTGTACCAATATGGGAAGTCCATTTTTTACCATCATTATCCCATGCGTTAAATCGGTTACCCGATTTCTCTATTTTTACAACAACACTATTGTTCATAAAACATTCCTTTTTTTATTAATTTTCATACCTAAATATACAACCAAAATACTATACGTGTCAAGCTTTTTTTTCACTTTTTTTAACTTTTTTTGAACCAATGTAAAGTACCATTTGTGGTCTGATATGCCTGTGTTCCACATTTATTTAAGAAGATGCATCTCCAACTATACTCATCTTTTCTAAAATTACTTGGTTTCATTTTATATCCACACGAACAAGTTGGACAATATTTATACAACTTATTTATAACCCACTTGAACATTTACTTTTCCAAAAATTTCTTGTTCATGGTTTTTGAAATAGAAATGAGATTAGTAACATCAATAAATTCTGCGTCACTTCCATACATTGTTTTGAAATCTTTCATAGTATTTTCACGTTCATGATATGAATCACCAACAAAGTAACTAAGAACTTTGATACCTTTACTACGAATTTCGTTAACCATTTTCTTAGTGTGATTAATTGCGTCTCCATAGTAATAACTAAGTGAACTATTACTGAACATTGGCATTCCATCTGAGAAATTTAAAAAGAATGAATCTCTGTCACTCGATGTAGGAATGATTTCATTCATAATCGCCTCGAAACATAATCCCTCAGGTGTAGTTCCACCAGGATAAATTTCTGTCCACATTCTTGTAATCTTAGAAAACTTATCGACACGAGAATCATAACCAATTAATACCAACGGAAAAGTTTCTCCACCTCTACTTCTATAATGGTCACTTGTGTCGTGAGTACTTCTGAAACTTACAACCACATCAACATTAGAAATCATTGAAGCTGCTTTACACATTGCCACGGTAGAAGTCATAGTGTTTATCCACTTCTCTCCATTCATACTTCCACTAGCGTCGATTGAAATGTGAAGTATTGCGTCTGAATAACTTTCAACAAAAGTTGTTTCGAAAACTCTCTCATTACCAAAACCAAGTTCGGCTACCAATCTCTTGTCGATTTTACCCGTATCCTTACGAGACCATTTGGTATCACGAGACTCACCACGAACTTGTAATTTTTTACCAAGTTTAATACCAAGTCTAACACCATTTTCAATAGGCTCTTGATTATCACGACCATAACCACGTAATATAGAAGGAAACATTCTTTCATCAATCATGGTCTGAGTAAGTTTCTTTACGAACACAACTTTTGTACCTTTACTTGGAATATATTTTCCGTTGGTGTAGTCATACTCATCAGAACCAACACCTTGACCAGCGTCTTTGTGAACAACACCAGCCTCTTCCATTGTCTTTACAATCAAATTATCTTTTTTAGATAAAGTACCAACCTTACCAACGTCACCATTTATAAAATCTTTTTGTTTATCAATTAATCTTTGAAGTTGTTTCTGTTGATTCTCTGTTAGTTCTACTTTTTCTCCACCACCATCAGAACCACCACTCATAGTAACTTCGTTGTTCTCCATCTTCTCTTTTAATTCTTCAAACTCCTCATCAGAAAGTTCTGTACCATCGGTACTTTGTAATTCAGATGCGGGTTTAGTAGATACCTCACCATTCTCATCAGTTTCTTCAACACCATCAAGTAGACAATTATAAACCGTTCCTACAATACCAACCGCCTTTTCCAAGGCGTCTCTTGTAGATTTTAAACCTTTAACTCCACCATTAACTTTAAAAATCTCATTATAAATTTCATCAAGTCTTGGGAGAACATCTAACCTACGATTCTTGTTAGTGAAGTTAATAATTCTAAACATATAGGAATCCCAATCAAGTGAAGTGTACTCATCGGTAAGAAGAGCTTTATCAATAACTTTAGAATGAAAATACTTTTCGTACATTGAATGATAATAACCTTTGTAACCAGGAGAAGTAGTAAAGACGTGATAATCAATTCGTCTATCTTCTACATAGTTCAACATATTCTTTACGTGAACTATTACGGTTCCTCTTCCAACTCCTTTATTCTTTCCTAACTCATATAGATATTCAGGAATCTCAAATTCAAGATTTCTTAATAATCTGAAATCAGATAACTTAATGTGAGAACCTTCATGAAGAGCCAAACCAACAACAGGATCAAAGTTCTTCTCATCAATCTTACTACCAATAGTAACTTTCTTACCATCAGTATAGGAATCACCTTTAGATTGGAACATAACAGGAATGGTAGAATCGTTAGTTACGATACTCACAAAGTTTGATATAGCTCTACGATAAGATGCCAACGCTACATGGTCAACACCTTTCTTGACTGGTCGTTCTTCGTCAAGTATTTCACTTCTACGAGAAGTCCAATCGTTATCTGCCCAAAACGAAGAAAACGGATTAGTTCTTTTTGTAGAACCAACACTATATTTCTCACGAAGAGCCATTGGGTTAAAGTGTTTGAAATTTGAATCTTTCATATTTTCCCTTTTTTTCATACCTTAATATACGATAAAAAACTAATACGTGTCAAGCTTTTTTTTACTTTTTTTTCGCACAATACCAAGTACAATATTTACCATTTTTGTACTTAACTACGGCTTTTATCTTTTTACATTTATCACAATTCATAACTGAATATACGGTAAAAAACTAATACAAGTCAAGCTTTTTTTTCATTTTTTTTAAATAATTTTTCGATTTCTTCAGTAGTCATATAATCCATATCCCAATGGGTTGACTTAGCACCTTTAGAATGAGAACCTAATCTGATTCTTTTTTTCATTGGTCTCACAGTCTTATTGCCTTTTTGATGTGGTGGATCATACGGGCAATTTTGACAACTCAATCCACAACAATAACCACGAGCTAACAACTTTTCTCTTGACATTGTGGTGTTCATTATATCATCTTCTTTACAGTATGAACTGGTACCGTATATAATCTTGATGTTTCTAAATCTTTAACCCTATACATTGTTGGGAAGTGTGATATCTCAATCAAGATAACTATACTATCTTTTGGTAAATCACCATTAACTTCGTGATGGTCTTTTATAACCGTAAACTTATCACCTGTCTTAGCGCCCCAATGTTCAGTAGATACTTTATTAAATCGTTTTTTCATTCGGTTTCTTCTCACATATCCAACCAGTCATAATATACTTGTCATCACTTATTGGAATATTTCCTCTATGTACAAACGGAAAGTGTGTAGGAAAATAAACAAGTGTTCCTTTAACTGGTTTAATTTTATTGTTTAAATACAAAAATTCAGTTTCACCACCCTCTTCAACATCATTCAAATAAAACATATAAACATATTCTCTGTTATGAAATGGGTACTCATAATTCTTATCAATATGCCAAGCTGGATAGCCCCCAACTCCCGTATCATATTTTTGAATCTGTAATATATTATAATTTGTTCTTGGCCAGATATTAAAAATTTCTGTCAAACTAAAATTCTCACTATCAAACATATTACCATATTTAATAAAATGTTTTTTAATTATAGAATTTAGTTCTTTAATTACATCAGGATCTCCATGATGTTCATATAAAACATCGGTACTTATTTTAATATCGATTCCCTTCTTATCATCTTTTCTATCGATAGGAATACCTAATCCTCGATTACACATTTTAATATGATGATTTATCAAATGATTACACATATCATCTGATATTGCGTTGGGTATAGTATAAACTAAATCTTTAAGGTTTACTTTCATATTATTAAATATTGTAAAGTTTTTTTCTTTGACTTCTCGTCATGAGTTGTAATCTGTTTATTTTGTCCATCAGATTAGATTTCATATTTAAGGAAATTTTATCTTCAAATAATAACTTACGAATATGATTGTGAGTACGCTCATAACCATATTTAGAATAGTGTTCTAACACTTCTTCATTTATCTCATTTGTAGAAATATGTTTGATTGTACATACATCCTTTACAACCTTACGTTTGGGTTTAGGATTATATAGATTGTGCCAGTATCGTTCTAACCACCTATCCCACGATTGGTCTGAATATATACCTTTAGCCTGACGAGTTGAACCAGTACTACGTCTATCAAGTTTTTTTAAGTTGTTAGATGCAGTCTTACTTACAGGTTGTACATAACCACCCGTCTTGTGTGGATAAACTGTATGAGCTGAGTAAGCCTCTACCTCACTACAATCTAAACATTCAGTATAACCTAATTGGTAACGTTGTTCACTTATGATATTTTCACACTTCTTACACTCCACTAAAAATCACCATCAGCTACTTGGAATGTAGTAAGTCCTAGAGACCTCCAAAGTTGTACAACTCTATCTCTATCATCAACCACAAGAAAGACATCATTGATATCTACGTGTTCATCTAACATATCTTTTTTCAATACCCAATCTGGTGTGAAGTGGTCAGTTTCAGAATCTCTCATAACTAATTTATGAAATGGGATATTGTGATTAGTCAACCAAGAACGTGTAGAACGTTCGGTCTTATTAGACCTACCTGAAAAGATAACGATGTTGAATCCTTGTTCAGCAAACAACTGAGCCATCTTAACTACAGGTGGGTTAGGTTTATCTAACTTAATATTAGATGGGTTAAAGAATTTACCCCAATCTAATTTACCATTAGGTTTAGTTGAAACTTCTCGTCTCTTATCAATTATAGCGAGAGTTCCGTCAAGGTCGAATATTATTGTGTTTTTCATATTGTAAACTTACAAAAAAATATAATAAAAGTCAAGCTTTTTTTTATTTTTTTTATATATATTATTGGTATATGTACCCTTTAGGGGGAAAGTTATATATAGTCATAATTAAATGTTTCAAAATCGTCTTGGAAAATATCCTTAATAACCTTTTTAGTATCTTCATTATAATAAGATGACCATTCATTATGTTTTGATACATTGAATCTTGGTAACTCATATGGTTCAATACCTATCTCTTGACAAATTAATTTCCAATCATTTTCTAAATATTCAACATTACCAATGTAATCTAATTCCTCATCAAGATACCAAGTTTGATTCTTTTTCATATTACTATCTAAACCCTTGTATATCCAATCCTCGAAAGATAATGTATTTGCCTTAGCAGGAAATCTATATTGGGATGATTTATGAAAGTGATAATAACTAACCATTCTATCATATGGATTTCTAACTATAGCAAATTTAAAGAATGTATTCCATACCTCTTCCCCACAATACTTTCTAATCTTACTACAAGGATCATGTGGGTATTGTTTATTAACTACCCTTTGATCATAACCTTCAGTTCTGAATGAACCACGAATACTTGTTCCAGCATTCTTTGGAATATGAATGAATATGAATTTGTGTTTGTGATTTATAAACATTTAATTACCTTATCTATTGCGTTAAATACCATTGGTGGATCTATTTCTTTTGAACACTCAAAGTGTCTATCAGTTCCTTTATGTTCAGGACACATTTCCCAATCCTCTCTTAAATTTAAAACATAATCAACATGCCAACAACCTGTACATACTTTGTCATTATGTACGTGAACACACTTATCTTGAAACTCATACCAGGGTTTAGTGAATCCGTGAATCATAACAACCCACTTATTAAGTGCCCAACTTAACCAACTTAATCCACTACCTAATCCTATAAAGAACTCTGAATGTTTTATATTACTCATCGTCACATCTAAAGGATTATCGTGAGCCAATTCAGCATTATCAGGTGGTTCATTTACCCATTTAGGTTTTTCTGGTTCACCTGGTTTGTGTTGTATCCACTCACCTCTATTATTACTATATTGTAAATCTATTGCTAATGCCTTGTAACCTTTATGATTTAAATACTTAACCACATATTCCCAACCTCTTGGATAATTCCAATACTTCATCTGAGGCCCGTTAGAATGTACTCCAATGGCAACATACTTTTCTTTCATGGGTCTACCGTGATCTTTAAAAGATAGTCTTGGTTTTAATTCATCCTTACCTTCTCGAAACTCCATACCCAATACATCACTAATACTTTTTTGCATAGGTTGATGTTGTCTTCCATCCCAACCTATCCCTACTTTAAATGTCTGTATGTTATCTGCATCAAATGGTAATCTGAAACATATTTGTTTTTCATCAAAGTGGTCTATATATTTCTCTTCACTAAGAAATTCAATCTCAGGATAAACTGGTTTAAAGTATTGAATCATTTCTTGTTTAGGTAGATATACTTTTACTCTACATTGATTTTCTATTCTGAATTGTTCTACGTATGGGAAAAATGCTAAAGTATCACCAAGAGCCTTGCCATGAAATATTATATAAACGGACTTATCTTTTATAGGGTGAAACTCCTTTTTAGGTTTTCTCACGTAAACACCTTGCAAATCAGTCTTCATTTTTCTCCATATCCCATAACGTCCATAGCCTTTAGTATTCCCTCAATGACTTCTGGTACTGTATTGGGTGTGAGTGATATTCCCTTTTTAGTTGGATACCAATTACCATCTGATTTATCTTGGTAATAAATTCTCATGTCTATAAACTTGTATCCTTCATATTCTTTCTCACTAATACGAATGACTTCTCTACTATTCTTTTTTACTTGTGCTATTATATTTTCCATAATACTACTCCACGTATCTTCCACTTTGTGATTTGTTCCAAAGTCTTTCATATAAATAAAAATAAATTATACCTAATACATTCATAATGATGGCATTATAAAGTGGTATATCAGTAAGTCCTAATGATAATATCATCCACGTGTTACTGAATGCTATCACTCTCCATCCAATAGATTTTCTTAATGAACGTCTACGAGTTTCTCTAAACATTAATTCAAATGAACCTTTTCACTTTCATCTCCATCATGGACTCTGAACGTAAGTATCACTTTTTCATCTTCCCAAACCTCATAGTCTTCTAACTTACAACTTTCAGTTGATAAGTATTTTACAACTGAATCTTGTTCTTCTTGTGATTTACAAATGACATAAATCAAATCACCATTAGTTCTGACCATAACCTTATTATCAGATTGATTATAAACTGTATTATCTTTCCAACTCATCAATAACCCTTTCTTTAAATTTTACTATACCATCTGCCAAATTACTTTCCCAATCTTTTCCAGAAGACTCGTTAGCTCCATCAGTAATATATTTAAAAGATATAAAATCCACATTACGTTTCCAACATACTTTTGCTAATGCGTAAGCTTCCATATCAATTACATAATCAGTATACGGTGAGTTTCTATTATTTACAAATGAATCACCACTTGCACACCACTCGTTTCTACCAATAGGATTAAACTCTACGTGACAGAAATCTAACGCAATTGGCACTAATGGTTCAAAAGGTGTTTGATGTATCATAAATCCAAGACCCGTAACATCCATATCTCGTTGTATGAATTTAGTACAATCTATTAATTCTCCAATTGGAAGTTTACCACTACCAGCTGTTCCATAGTTAATCACCAAGTCATATGGAATATGAGAACCATATTTTCCAAAGTGAGTTGTTAATGCGTAAGTTGCATTTACTTTACCAACACCTGTATATAAAACATCGTAGTCCTCAAGTTGTCCTTGAGTTTCTTGTTCGAGTGCACAAACTATAAGTGGTTTCTTATCCAACTCACGTGCCTTTGTCTCCACCTCTTGAAACCCAAGTTTTTGTCCTCTCCATCCTATTTTATTCATCGTTCTCCCAACTCTTTATATTGTACAGCTGAATGAACTTTGTGGCCATCTATTGTGAAATCCTCTTCATGTAAATATTGTAAATCAATGAATACAGCAATACCGAGAACATTATATCCTGCTAGTTTCAGTACATCATATGAAGCCTTTAATGTTCCACCTGTAGCCAAAACATCATCTACCAATACAACTGATTTCCTTTCACCAGCTGGTTTTACTTCAAGTGTATCAGTGCCATATTCTAAACTATATTCCTTACCGATTACTGGTGGGGGAAGTTTCCCTTTTTTTCTAATCATCAACACACCACCACCATTAACACCACTTAAACCTGCAGCAAATATAAATCCCCTACTCTCAACACCTGCCCATAATTCGTTATTGTGTCCTTGTAGCATATTCAATAAAGCCAATCTAAACATATGTGGTATTGCAATTACTGGAGATATGTCTTTATAATTAATCCCATCTTTAGGAAAGTCAGGTACATCAGCTATATTATCTTTGAAAAAATGGCTAGATTCTTTAATCATTTCTATTTATCCTCTTCATTTAAAAATTTTCTTATTTGATAAAACGTAAATCCAAGTATAAGAACGGCCAATATATAATCAATCATTTCTTTATCATTCCTTCTTCAACTGATTTTAATAAATCCATAATCAATGGATACTCATGATACTCTTTTAGTTTCTCTATTAGGTTTGCAAAATATTCCATAGGCATAGTATCTAAATCATATTCCTCTATGATATTTGCCTGCTCGATAAACGTATTAATTGTATCTTGTAAATCTTGTGGTAGGTTTTCATCAGCTTTCTTATTTATCGGCATCACTCACCTATCACATTTGTTACCTGTATTAAGATTATTGATAACGCCAATAAAAGACAGATTGCAGTTTTTAGTGTAGGGATTTCTTTCAGAAATAAATACGACATCAATCCAAAGACTAATGTACCTAATCCAAATCCAATCATACGAATATTCCAAGTGAATCCAAAATGTTCATAACTTAATTTTGATGCATGAAAAAATGCATAACCTACTGGTATACCAAAGATAGACATCCATTCTCCCGAACTCCAAAACCAATGACCTTTAAATTTTTCGATGAATTGTGCATTCAACTGCCACCAAGCCATTATATTACTTATAACCAATATGACCATAGCCATTACTAATTTACTCAATTAATATTCTTCCCCATAGAGTGAGTACTTCTTAATAGTAGGTGGTTTTTCTTTACCATCCTCTACATGAACTTCACCCTTTTGTGCATCAACATAAAAATCAGTCATCTGAGTTTCCATAAAGATTGCATTTAGTAATTCAGTAAGTGATGCATATATCTGGTCATCACCATCTACCATTGCCCACCTATCACCAGGTGGTACTCTATTTGCTTTTAGTTCTTTCATTTAATAACTCCTTAGTTCCTAACTGGTCTGTTAGTTGAAAATGTTTATTCAATACTTCTAACTTATCTTCATAACCTGATAATAACTCAAGTTCATTTTCAATAGTAGATACTATATCTGAGTGTTCACCAATACCAACTGTTTGGTTCAGATACACTTCAACGTTGGCCTTATGTTTAGCTATCCCACCCTTGAGATACTCAGTTATAGCTTTAAGTAATCTATCTCTCATTTTTTTTCTTCTCCTATAAACTTATGTGTTTTATATTTTAAGGGTTTTTTCTTTCCCTTTAGATGGACTTCTGAATTAGTTTTTATTCTATGACACTTTTTACATAATGTCTGTAAGTTATCTAAACTATAATAACTCCAATCTAAATCTTCTTCCTTTACATGCTTCTGTTCCACTAAAGGTCTTATGTGGTCAACATCCCATTTACGAGAAACTTTACCACAATGATTACAAACATTCTTATCTCTTTTTCAAACGTGAGCTCTCTGTTCACGTGAATGATAAATTAACATATACTCTGTAGCACAATCTTTATGCCAACTCTTTCTTTCATTAATAGTACCATCTTCCTTTACAATCATGTTACCACACCACCTACATTGTCCTTTTACTTCCGTATAATAACTATCTGGTTTAGGTGGTAATCTAAAGTTACCATCCCACTTCTCTTTCTTTTTACCAAAGGTTCGTTTATGTCTTTTAGTATATCTACTTAACGGCATCTATCATTTAAATCTTGTAATGCTTTGGGTACGTTTAATTGTATATAGTGTTGTATTACAAATGCCTCTACCACATGGGTAAAGAACCAAAAGAATACAAGTAAAGGTATGAATACTTTCATATCCAAACCTAAATAACCTACACCCAACCAAGTTAAAAACATCATACCGAATGTTTTAGTTATGAAACTAATACCAGTAAATCCTAAACTCATAACACTACCACGTTGTGTTACCACAAAGATACCAAGAACTAAGTGCATCAAGTTTAGAAATATAGGTGATAATATACCTAATAAAATATATTCAATCATACTTCCCTCTATTTAAATGGTGGGCCACACGCCCAACCTACTAATGAATATCTCATACCCTTTGTTACGGGTTTTACTCTATGTAATTGATAAGATGGAAAAACAATAACTGAACCTGTACCTTTCATTGGTGGTGTTAATGTATTTGTTTTTAATCCATGACCTACCTTATCTAAACCTTTCATCTTTTCATTTGCAAATTTAAATTGAAACTCACCACCCTCATAATCATCATTTAATAAAATCGTTATACTTAATTTTCTAATCAATCCATTCAATAAATCATCTTTAGGTCTATCATACTTACCAAAGTTGTCACTTGGGCCGTCTGAATGCCATCCATAGAATCCCTCAGTTTCATATCTGGTTAATTGTAGATTCTCCATTGATTCTATATCATACTCCCAACCAGCCTGTTCATTGGCAGATTTAATAAAACTATAAGCTAATTCAAATACCCACTTATCACTAAAAAATATAACTTGACTATTACGAGTATTTATATCGTGTCCAATATCTCTATCAAAATCTCTTGACCTTTCTATTCGGTCAGTATGTACTTTAGCATCTACCCATTTATCAGGATATAAATTAATTATTTTATCACACTCTTCTTTTGGTATTACACTATCCCAATACCAAAAACTATTTGAATTGACCATTTGAATTTCCTTATCAAATTCTTGAGCCAGAGATAGGATTCGAACCTACGACCTAGTGATTACAAATCACTTGCTCTACCAACTGAGCTACTCTGGCGTTTGTGGAGCTGACTGGACTCGAACCAGCGACCTCCTCCGTGCAAGGGAGGCGTTCTCCCAACTGAACTACAGCCCCATACTTCGTGTCAACCACGACACAAGTCTTTAAACAGAATATACTACATTTTATACATATGTGTCAAGCACTTTTTTTGTAGCCCGTAGGAGAATCGAACTCCTGTTGCAGGAATGAAAATCCTGAGTCCTAACCACTAGACGAACGGGCCATCAACATAGTCGCTGCTTAAGACTTTGGTGCTGGTGAGAAGATTTTTCTTCCACCCTTTACCACACGTTCAAAGAAACTAACTTCTTTGACTTGACGTGGTTTTCTTTTTGTTCTTACCTTTATAGGTTTTCTTTTTGTTCTTACCATAATAACCTTTTCTCCTTTATAACTTTTTAAATGGTAGTGTAGTTAATCTAAACATACCTAATAACATTTCTTTCATAATAAATAAACATAATAAAACTAACAATGTTGTTAGTGGGACGACAGACAATATTGTTAATAATGGTAATAGTAATATCGATACTAATAATCTAAACGTGTCAAATATACGTTCTACTTCTTTCTTCAAAAGATGTTCCCTTTCGTTACGTACATATTCTTTATCTATAAGTTCTTTTGTGTTAACTTGTTGTAAAATTTCTTTTAATAATTGTTTCTGTTCTTTGTATGTTTTCTTCATGATATCTGTCTAATGTTTGCGGACATATCTTAATAGCCATCTCCAATATAACACTACTAATATTGCCAATAACACTTCTAATATTTCTTCGCTCATACATTACATTAATCAATGAGACTAACATAACACTCAATAATAAATATACACTAAACAAACTAAACTACTGCTCTTCCTTTCATTTTTTCCCAATCCCTATTCTTTCTATATTTGTCATTTACCCAATTGATTGTCTCTAATACAATTGGGTCTAAATCGAGATTTTGTGCGAATGTAATTAATGCATTTAAATCTTTTGGTAAACAATGTCCACCAAATCCTAAATCACCATCAGGACCTGGTACACTTAAATGTGTTTTACCTAATCTCTCATCAAGTGTAGCGTACTCTACAACCTTATCATAATCAATATCTATCTTCTGACATATTTGATATATCTCATTTGCAAAAGATACCTTTGTAGCCAAATAACTATTAGTCATATACTTCACCATCTCTGCCGTTTTCGAACCCGTCTTAATAATATGTGCTGTTGGAAATACCTTACTATAAATCTGTCTTAATTTATTAGTTCCTTTACGAACACCACCTAATATGATTCTATCTTGATTTTTAAAATCCTCTACAAAGTTAGCCTCGGTAAGAAACTCTGGATTAAATATAACATTTACACCATCATACTTTTTATCTAACATATCTGTAGTTCCTGGTGGAACTGTAGATTTGATAACTACTATCTGTAAACCATTTGCATATGTATTTATTTCTTTTATAACACTCTCAACTATATCTGTATGACAACTACCATCTTCATTCATTGGTGTTGGAACACATACAAATATCACTTCACATCCCCAAACTAATTGTTTTAAATCACACGTAGTTTTAGACTCATCATATTTATCATAAGTTTCTAATTCATAATATGGTTCAAACCCAACCTTGATTGCAGTTCCCACATAACCTTGTCCTACTATTCCTATTTTCATGAATAAACCTTTACGTTATATTTTTTACTAAATTCTATACCATCAAGATAGTTGTTTACTATGGGTTGACCTTTGATATTCAGACTCGTATTCAGTACCATAGGACAACCTGTTTGTTTATAAAATTTATTTATCAAGTTATAGAAATTAGGGTTATCGTCTTTACTTACTGTTTGTACTCTTGATGTTCCATCTACGTGACATATAGCTGGATACTTCTCTGGATACTTACACTTGGCAACGAACTGCATATACTGAGACTTCTTGACGGGCATATCGAATATCTCGTGTGCATGTTCCTCAAGTACTGCTGGAGCAAATGGTCTAAACTCTTGTCGTTTCTTTATTTTATTTACCTTATCTTTTATATCATCACCACGAGGATCTGCCAGTAAACTACGATTACCTAAGGCTCTTGGCCCATATTCAGCTCTACCACTTGCTACACCAACGATATTTCCATTGAGTAGTTCTTTACTCACCTGAGTAACAGGATACTTACCTTTTATATTATAACCTAAAAACGTATCTTTCCAATTCACGTGTCTACCGTGTAAATACGCTGCACATCCAAGTGATGAACCAGCATCGCCGGGATTCGGTATAATCCATAATGAGGGATAGTAGTCACGGGCTATAATACTATTGGCCACACAATTCAAAGCAACACCACCACCATAACACATATTCTTTGTTTCGGGTACTAAATGTTGAGCTAAATCAAATACCTTTTTAATCTCATCCTCACATATAGATTGTACGTTAGCCGCTATATTAAACTTCCACTCATCAGAGCCGTCATCTTTATAATAATCAGGATTCCAATCTAAACAACCACGATGTAAATTACCACTTAGTTTAATGGGTAGTGGATTATCTGGTCGTTTAAAGAAGTCATTATAGATGTTCTGTTTTAATTCTTTATCTATGGTGCCCCAACCAGCCATACCCATTAAGATGTATTCATCCTCTTGGGGCTTTAGCCCCAACCTTTGAGTCATAGCACTATACCACAATCCTAAAGAGTTTGGATACTTTACACTATAACGTTTCTCAAAAGAATTTCCCTTCACATACCATATCGTACACGTCTCCCATTCACCAATAGCATCTATCACGACTATAGCACTCTCGTCATACGGAGAGGTAAAATAAGAAGCACAAGCATGAGATGTGTGGTGTTGTACGTAATGGATATCTTTTACGTTCCATTGAAATTGTTTAATATGGGTTTTGGGTAACGTACTGAATATCTCTTTATATTGACCAGAGTATAGTTGTCGTGATTTCTTTAAATAAGGTCTTTCGAAAAATACCACTTTATCGATATCACCATACTGAGAACAATCCACGAACATCTTATGGTTTAGTAAAGAATCGTTCTTAATATTAGAGTAACGTTCTGAGTGAGCACTGAATAATATCTCATCATTACTATGGTCGAGTAACGTGATACTGGCATCATGATTGAGTGCACTAATTCCTAATATCTTCATTTAGTATCGTGGTGGTTGTGATAATCTTTATGTAGTGAGACGTTGAATTGGTAAATAACGAATAACGATATCATCCAATAAAGTGTGTTTAATAAGAATGAATTCATATAATCTGGCCTTATGATGTAATAGTGATGTGTTATAACGATAATAAATATAAATTAAATAATGTTAAATACAAAGTTTTTTTACTCATTAGAGATAATACCGAGAATACCCTTAATCCAGCAATATAAAGTAAAGATAGATAATATATAGATAATCATTTAAGCTCCTTTGATTTAAGTATTATGAATAACTATATAGATAGTGGAATAATAAAGTGTAACTATGGTGGAATCCGAGCTTTGTGACACGTCATAAGATGTTATTAAGTGGCTATATAGGTTATTTTTGTCGTGATGAGCGCATGAACCAGGGCTGTGACATATTGTCATACATTTTTATGATTCACGGTTTAGTGCTACGTGGGGGGTGCTGTGGGTATTCCGTATGGAGTGTGCCTGGTTCGTGTATTGATATTATAGAAGGAGTGTTGCAGTGGTGTGTATACCAGGCAGGTTAATGATTTGACGCAAAATATTTTTTAGCTCACCGCCCACGGTTTTCACCTTCGAGTTGCCCCAGCCCCCCATCTTGAGTAGTGAATCCTAAGTGGTATAGTATGATTATGGGGCTTATTGAGTCTCAGTCTCATTAACAACACCCTTATTGATACTGAGTCTCAACAGCAAAGGGGGGTATTCAAGGGCATTCTCCTATGGTAATTTACGAAAAAAACTATATATAAGTCAAGCTTTTTCTTTAATTTTCCAAAGATTTTTGGAATTGTTCGAATGGAATATACTCAAGGGCGGGTTCCTCAATGGGATTTATTGTATCGGTGGGTGGTTCAGTAGTATCAAGTATCTCCACTATGGGTTTATCTCTATGTCTATACCATGCTTTATCACTATGGTGTTTTAATTCATACACACAATTCAGACATAAAGCCCTTAAATTGTCTTGAGAACCATTCTTATTATCAGTATCGAGGAAATCCAACACCAATGGCGGTAGCATAGGTGGTGTAAAGTGAGAGAAATCAGCTCCACAATTACCACAAGCACACTCAAGATATCCCTCTTCTATGGCCTTTTTCAGTAAAGTGGTCTCACGATAGTTACTAATCATATCACCACGTAGTATAGAGTGTATAAATTTATTTTTACCTCTACTACCGAGCTTACGGCCTTTATTTGATTGGGGATCCCATAACCCATACTCACGTGTTTGTTTACGAAACGTGTTATAAGAGACTTTACAATATGAGGCCGCCTCTCGCATGCTCTGCGTAACAGAGATTGCATACTCAATTTCACGTTTTTTTAATAGTATTTTGGGACGGCCCATGTTGTTTTGACCTACTTTATACGACATTTTGACATATCCTTATGTTAATAACCCTTAGTTAAAAAAAAATTCTCAACACACATGGAGGCTGTATACACCTGATATGTTGATATTAGTACTTTTTAATATTCTATGGTAATAAGTAGGTTGTGGTGGGTAAAAGTGGTTGAAAGTGTGTAAAGAGGTGTTAAGACTATTTAGAAAATAAATTTAACAAATAGGTAATGGTCTTTTGAAGTGATTCTTCTATCTTAGTAGGCCAGTCGTATTTCAACGCAATCAAACTGGTTAAACATACGATTATATGTATTCGATAGGGATTCGGAGGTAATGCGATTTCGAGTGCAACGAGAACACTTGTGATCATTTGTAAAGTGTATTGTATTCGATTTTTAGATGTGGCGGGTTTGAGGTTCTTCATCACTCAGACTTTCTTCATTCTTGATAGGTGATTGACCCGACCTATAGAGATATAGAGTAATGTAGTATATTATATTTCAGTATATATGTAAGTTGGGGCTCACATTAGTGTTGTTCATTATATAATATATATGTATATAGTAAAGTTTTCAACTCATGTGTCTTCTTCCGAAGTCTGTAGATTTTTTAAATATCTCTCTTATGTAGTAATAAAGTAATATCCTACCTATTATTTTCTTAGGAAAATCAATTAGTTTTTTAATCATAATAAATCATGGCTCACGTAAGTAGTTTTTTTAGCTTGATGCATCTTTTCTATGAAGTGGTCGTGTTTAATAACATGGGGTGGAGAACCCAAATGCTCGACAAACTCATTATATAGATTATTTTTAATCATCCTACTCATTAACCCTTGTATCTCATCCCAAGACATTTTAATAATATCTTCTTTATTGGTGTGGAATAGCTTATTCATATTATTACTTTCAATTTATCTCCATGTATCGCTTGGTAATTTAACCAGATGGTAATGGGAGATTCTACCACTCTTTTCCCTTACCTCTAACCAGGGTGATTCACCACCGCTCCTACCATACAATTCATATTTCGTTATCTTATCTATTATTAATTTTTTTGTACTCTCATCAATAAACCGATTCTCATTGATGATTTGCAATTCACTCCAACAACCCATATCATCACTCATTACGATACGATAACCCACAATCTCTATTTGATTAGTTGGATATATTGTTTGTCCTTTTAACACTCCTGTACTTAATAAATACATCAACAACCCTATCCACACCACTATTGATGTCCACTTGGGCAGTAAATCCAAAATCATCGGTATAATCTTTCTTCTTCGTATCGTTATAATCCTATCACTTGGAAACAACGCCCAATACTTTTCCTCTATGTAAGATTTACCATCTTTCTTAACTATTTTTTCACTTATCATTCTATTCTTCATTTAATTTTCCTAAAATTAATAACCCTATTGTTTAATTCTATTCTATGGAGTTTCACTATATGGCCAATGGATATTCTCAACCTTTTTCATCTCTATCTTCTCTTCTTCTATTTGTTGTGGCCTCTTATGTGAGGTTTCCTCTATAACTTTATTCTTTTTAAACCACACATTCACAATAGGTTTAATATTATCTTCTATTGTACTTAATATGACTTTGTTTGTTATTTTTAATAAATCTAATAACATAAAAACCCTTCCAAGAATACCGAACTTACTTCGTGTTTTTCGGGGGAATCTTTGATTTCACCGAAGTGACACGCGTATTTGCCGGCGTCTTTACTTTGTTTAACTCGTCATTAATATATATACTACTTATCACTTTTCTTTCTATTATATTCTTTCGTGGTCAACTCGGCGTTTTCTAACGTTGTTTTTCCACCCAATGTCTTTGGTTCAATATGGTCGAGTTCACACTTTGCTGAGTAAGCCTCTGATAACAACACCTCTTTAAAAACTGGCGTATTTGCTAACAAAGTTCCTTCATCATTGTTTGACCTAATCTTAACATACCACTTATCATTTTTCTCAAATTTGTGATTATTGATATATTGTTTTCTATGTAGGTAAGTAAATTTTTCTTCATTACGTGGTGTTATAATTTTATCTTCCTCTAATTTAGGTATGATATCCTCATTGATAATACTCTCTAACTTTTCAACTTGTTCCAAATAAGTTGCCATACCACTCATCATACCAGAGAATGACAATGGTTGATTTTTTCTCTGATGAACTATTGTGTCGTCATTCCACTTAGTAATCCATATCTCATATAACTCTTTTACGAATTCATCATAATCCTCTATGTTGTATTTCGTATGTAAAGTGTTAAGTAGAATTGTTAAGAAGTATAAAAATGATTTTTCAAGTTTTTTTGTTATATTATCATAGTCTATTATTGAATCAAAAATCTTTTTAAGTTCACCCACCATATAGTTGAATTTACCCTTTGACCAAGTATTATTTCTATACATAGTATCAAGGTTATCATCTTTATTACCGCCTTCACTTTTACCAAACGTACCACCTTTTGTGACATATAACATAATGGTTGCAACCATCTCATCATCTTGCATTCTTTCTACATTAATACCCTTAACTTTTCCCCATACGTGAGATAGTTTTTCTGATGTTTTTCTAACCAAATCTGAAACAACACCATAGATACCTGTTCGTTGTTCTTGTCTATTTGGTGCTTTACCATAAGCAACTCTACAATATAAATCGTGCATCGTTTCTCTATCTACACTTTTGATAACACAATAATTTATGTGTTTATTTTCCCTATTCTTTTTCTTGTCATTCCAAAATAAATGGGTACTATCGTGTCTATTACCACCCTCAAGAGTTATGTAATCATATCCATCATCTTTGTAATGTTTAAAATACTGATAATCCTCTTCTTTTCCTTTTTCATCACAATACACCATACAACTATCAATATCAATATAAATCAATGGATTTATATTAGCACCCTTCAAGATAGACGAAAACCATCTCTTGATATCTAATATCTCCCAACAACTTCTACGATTGAATTTCTTACAACGAACAACCTTATCTTCAGGAAACATTTTATGAAAAATGTCTACTGTACATTGTAATATTTTAGGTAATCTCATGCTGAACCCTCTGTTCCTTTCGGTGTTTTTAACATTACATCTTTGAAATAAATTTCACTTGCCTTTTTTACTATCTCGTCAAATTCATTTGATGTTAGAATTTGTGGCTTACCTTGAGCCGACTTTAAATTATAATGGTCTAATATCATATCAATGATAACAGAATCTATTTTACTTTTCATAACATTTCCTATAATAAAACTTTTGTGGTGAGGAAAACAATGAAGAGAAAAATAATGAATAAAAAAACCTCACCACATTTAAAACTTTGGTATCAAGGGAGACTACTACTTGGGCTATATTTCAGACCTATTGTCCCTACGGCTTATTTCCGTATTATCCAGACTTCATCTCCACCATCAACCTTTAAATCTTTGAGTAGTGGGGAAGTCCTCACTCCCCCGCGTTTGATATTATCTCTCTAAGGTTCGTGGTGTTTATCCACTACTCTAAATCTTTTGAGTGGCTTACTCCACAGGTCAACGATAAACATTTACGAGACCGCTAAATCTCTTCATCCTTTAATTAGGAATTGACGGGTTATATGATGTCGAACTCGAAACACTATTAGTGTCCTTTCGGTTAATCTGTTCGAAAGTCGTCACTTTCCATCACAGGGAGTTACCCATTATTACTTCTGCTTTCTCACCACTCAAATTTTCAAATAACTTGGCCTCGGTTCCAAATAAGTAGTCACCGAAAACCCACTATCTTTTCTAATTATCGTTGAAAAGACAAAACCACGATTAAATCATCAAATCTTATATCCTAATATACAACTAAAATACTATACAAGTCAAGCCTTTTTTTCACTTTTTTTCACTTTTTTTAAGTTTTTATAAATCTTATCATCCATCTTATCTTCATCTAACCAATCTAATGTTAAAAATCCACCACTTGTATATTCATCTAATTCTATTTTTTCTGTATTTCTATACTTCATTACCCATATTTCCTAAATAACTTTGTTTCAATTAATTCACCGTCTTCATCCATATCCTCTATAGCTTGTTCATAGGTTTCATACACATCACCGTATCGGTCTTCCCCAACCACCTCTATAGTGTCACATTCATCTGAAACTAATATATAACTCATATATTTCCTTTATTTTTCATATCTAAGTATACGAATAAAAGCTAATACAAGTCAAGCCTTTTTTTCACTTTTTTAAGACATCTCCCAACATTCTTTTACTATATTCTCTAATCTTTCACTTCCTTGTTCTAATGGAAAACTTCCATTCTTAACCTCATACATAACTGATATTGCATCTTGTATTCTATCGTCATGTCGTCCCATCAAACCCTTAAAGTCATTTTTGAAAAAATTATCAAAATCACCTATCTGTAATGAGTTCATTGTAGGGCCTTCACCGAGTCGAGTTGACAAATTCCACATAGAATACCAATTTCTCCATAACTCATAATGATTAAATGAAAGATATGAACCATATACTAAATCATCATTGTGTTTCAATAACTTACGATATAAATCTTCTAATGGTTTGAATTGTTCTACTGAAAAATCATTGTTATTGAAGGCCTGTAACACTTTTGGTATTAATGCCTTTATTCCATCAAATGCAGTACACAAACCACGAGAATATAACGGGTCTATGAATCCATACGAATGTGGAAGAATACTCCACCTATTGCCAGTACAAGATTTTGATGAGAATTGTATTCTTGGCTCAGTCACCCAAGGCCTAACTACTTTTGCATTCTTAAATTGTTCCCTAACATCAGGTAATGATTTGATTAAATCAATAACCTTATTTGGATAGTTTCTACGAAATGGAACTTTACTACATTGAAATCCTACACTTACAATCGGATTTGTAGACTCTGGTGTATTATTAAATGGAATCACCCATAACCAACCACCCTCAACTATGTGATGCAGTGTTCCGTGATGAAATTTAGTCTTGAACTCAGATTCAATGACATTATCAAAAGGTTCAACATCTATCATATGAGTATAACAAGTAGATGAATTAGTTTTTACTTTGGGTATTGTATCTCTTAAATCGAATATCTTCGCTAATGGTGAGTTACTCCCTACTGCATCTATTATGTATTGACATCTTATTTCTGAACCATCACTTAGTGTAACTCGAACTTCTTCATCTGATTTCACATCAGTTACTTTTGTGTTAAATAAAAATTTAGAACCATATTTGATTGCGGCATTTACAACGTAAGAATCTACGTCTTGTCGATATAGATGCATTTCAGAACGACTTGGGTTGACGTGTTGAAACATTTCTTTTGGATTTGATTTTTTACCCTCTTCATGATAAACATAACCAAAATTTTCTTTGACTCCGACACGACTTGCCAAATCCTTGAATATTTTATCAGTTGATAATAAATCCACATTATAATACTTTACCAAACCATTCCAAACTGCAGTGAGATAGGGTATCATTGATTCACCTACAGAAAACTTTGGATGTGGTGTACTATCCACGACCAACACCCTTAGTCCTTGTTTTGATAGTATTGCAGAAAGAAATGAACCTATTAATCCACTTCCAACTATTATAACATCTATGTTGTTAGGTATATTATCTGAATCTTGATAACTATATGTCGAATAATCTTCAAACATTTTTATTTAATAACCATATTTTAGAATTTTACGTATTGAACATATCCCACACGTGTTTGACGAATAACCCTACGAAACCTGTGCCTATAACACCTCTCCACTTAGACGTTGATTGTCTGAATTGTGTATTGAGTTTAGTTTCTGCCCATAATCCCTCGTGAGGATTGAATAAATTTTCTTTAATGAATTTGATATCTGTTGTGAGGTTGTCTATCTTGGTGTGAATGATGTCAAATTCTTTTCTGTCTGCTTCGTTCAACGAAAGTCTCCGATTTGTTATTATATACAGATATAAATATAGTATATATTACAAAGTGTTATGCTTTTCCCACAGGTTTAGGTTTTTTTCTAAACTTTCTTGGTGTTGGTTTAGAAGGCTTGTAATTTTTCTCTAATCTGAAAATTTCTTCTTTTAAAATTTGACGAGTCGTACGTAGTCTTTGTATTTCGTCCTCAAACGTATTAAACTTTTTATTAACATATATTAGATATGCAATAGATGATGTAGTTACACCTATTGCAAATCCAATAAACATGATTAGTGAGTCACTCATTTAAATTTCCTATCTACTACTGCTATCAAACTAATTACACACAAACTAAATATACAAGTTAATAATAATTCCATATTGATTCCTTTCTAAAAATCATCTAATGATGTTGGTTCCTCTCTCCACCATTCTATATTGCCTACGGATTTTTGAGGTCTAACATACTCTTTCACTATGAATAATTTATTAAAACTCTCGTGGGTTAAATTCTTTCGTAACCTAAAATAAGTATGAGCTTCCTCATACACATTTGTCTTCAAATCCACAGTATCTACTACTTCTTCATTACAAAAAAGTTGCCACATTCCCATAAGCTTTCTCCTTATTGTTTTTAATCTAATACAATGTAAAAATCCAAATTACCATTAGACCAATTAGCAGTTAATTTCATAGTGTCTCCCACCATAGTTTGTACAGGTGCTATCATGTTATTTAACTCACCTCTACTATTACTGTAACTTGTCTGGTTGGTTGTTGGAACTTCTTCTCCATTAAAACCAGTTACATATACCGTATCATACGATACATAATTTAAATTTGTGTCTAATCCTCTCTTCACAATATATCCAAGAGTATCTCCAATATACCAATATAGATTACTCTCCCAATCAATCCAAAAATTTTCTAATCCAAATTCCTTTTGTCTAATTGTGCCTGATATTCGATGTAGAGTTTGCCATTTATTCGGATTTAATTTTAAGTGATAATACCCATTGTCATCTTCGGGTAGTCTCATATCAAACGTAAGAGTTGCCTCTTGTTCATACTCTACATAGGTATCTTCACAACCTATTAGAAATAATACACTAATTCCTATTAGGATGTTTTTTATTGATTTGATTGTTTTCATCTTTTTTGTTGACAATATTAACCTTACTTTCTTTATGTAATTTACTTTTTCGTTTATTTCGTGTTTGTTCGAGTGAGGTTTCATCTTCAATATCATCCCATTCTTCCCAATTACGAATGTTTTTACCCATTTTGTACTCCTAAATTACGAATAATTTTTATCAATGTCAAGCCTTTTTTATTTTTAATTTTTCCACTACATCTAAAAACTCTGTAATAGAGTAGTTTTTACCCACATCATCCATTATGATGAAGTTTTCTAATGATTCTGGTTTATTGTGAATCATATTGTGTAGTGCGATAAATCCTTGTGCTGGATAAAATGTACCTAAACTCTCCTCACCCAATTGATTTGAGTCAAACATTAAATTTGCCTTATCTTCATTTTTTCCTATTATGAAATAAGTCATACTTTTATCAATCCCTTTTCATAAGTTTTTAATGAACTGATATGGACTTTAAATATATCAAGTATCGAATCACCAGACTCTCCACTATCTTCTAATATATCGGACAAATTTACAATTATTTGAAAATTATTAGCATCTAACCTTGATGCATCAAACTCAACGATAATATTATTATTTTTTTCATTGTCGTATGGTTTAATCCTATCAGATAAATCAAACTTAGTATTTTTTTGTTCTTCTCTTATATACTCGTCATAACCACAATCAACATACAATGTAGAACACCAAGGCTCTAATTCTCTCAACATAACGTTGTCACAATTTTTAACCACAAATCCTACATCATATTTAGGTGGTATGATTGGAAACATCATATCATCATGTTTCACCATATGCCCCCACTTACGAATAAAGTTTCTCGTACTACGAAGATTCTGTTCTAACCACTCACTTGATTCTCTTCCTTTCATAAACACTTGACCTGCTGGGTTTCTCATGGCTCCATCTTTGAATCTTGAACCTCTACAAGTCATATGATATACAAAACCCTTCCAAGTCTGAATCAACTCATAACCATTCAATACGAATCGATTGAATATGTCAGAGTCCTCTTTGGATTGTGGAGCGTATAACGGATCATGTCCACCTATCCTTTGAAAATCCTCTTTCATTATTGCCCACGGAGCAAATATACCAAATGTTGGTTTTGCACCTGTATCTGTAGTGTTTAGATACTCAAGTAGTTCATCTTCTTGAAACTCTTCAGGTTCTATTCCAAAATCTTGTAATATCTTTTCAGGCCCATCAGGATGTAGTGGTGGTTCTATTCTTGTAAGTGATACAACTCTGCCTGGTTTTAAATACTTATCAATTTCTTTATCAGCATCAGGACACAAATACATATCTGCGTGAAATATCATAACTCTATCGTGTGTTGCATAATCATTAATCAATGTATCATATAATATTGTATGTCCCAATCGTTTAGGGCCGTGATTTCTATGAAACTGAATATTCTTATCTCGTTTCATTTGAACCAATACCCACTCCATAGTTCCATCATCAGAGAAATCATCTGCAATACATATCTCGTGTTCTATTAGAGAGTTTTTACGAATACTCTCATATGCCTGTTTTAAGTATTTTAAATTATTCCTACTTGGAATAATAAAACTAATTGGTTTCATTTAACCATTCCTTGATATAATCATCTAAATTAATAGTTGGACTCCATCCTAACATTTCATGTGCCTTTGTATCCTCACATAGTGTTTTATCATATTCACCTTTTCTTGGTGGTACAAATTCAGTTGGATAATCTTTACCAAAATAACTTGCAAGTTCCACTATAGAGTGATTTGTACCTCTTCCTAATTCAAATTCCTCTCCTCTTAAATCTTTATAATCTTTTAAACGAACAAGACAATCCACAATATCATCAACATGAGTAAAATCTCTTCTTTGTTCACCATTACCCGTAATCGTCAATGATTCACCATTACTATATTGTTCTTGAAATATACCAACAACTGTACAATATGGCCCATCTACTAATTGATGTGGCCCATACACATTATAAAATCTACATATTGAAGTTGGTAAATCATACACACTACTATATAGTTTACATAACTCTTCACCACTAAACTTTGACCAAGCGTAAGGACTACCATATAACCCATGATGTTTAGATGATGAACCTGCATATATTACTGGAATATTACCTTGTGTTCTTGCCCAATCCAATACATTTAATGTTGATACAAAATTGTTATTTATATGATGCTGTGGTTCTTGTAATGATGGTTGTATTCTTGCTAATGCAGCTATATGAAATATAACATCTGGTTTAATCCCAATGAACGAATAGTCTCTTACCCGACATAAATCAACTTCAAAATACTGACATCCCTCTTGTTCATTTTCTTTTAATCCACTTGAGTAATTGTCAAGTGATACCACCTGATGTCCATCTTTCAACAACCTTTTTATTATGTTAGTGCCGACAAAACCAGCACCACCTGTAACTAATACATTCATTTATTTATTTCCTTCCAATTTTCTAACCAAGCTTCCTCTGTATAATATGATTTAAAATTCTTTCTTGAAGTTTCACTACACAAATCATAAAACTTCTTAGATTTTTTTAATTTCTTTCCAATTCTTTTTGCCTCATCCAAATCACCAATCTCTACTGAAGTCAATGGATGTAATATATCTTGTGTATCCAATCCTTTGTAACCAATACAAGGTATTCCGTGATATGCACAATTCATACTAAATGTTCCAGCTGCATGTGTTCTCATCAAATGAACACCTATGTTATATTGTGATAAACAATTTATCCATTCTCTCCAAGTCATGTAAGGTAGATATTTTATATCAGGAATCATATCCTCTGATTGTTGTCTTCTACCCATTGATGGAGCGGATATAGGGTGACCTATTTCTCTTGCAACTATATAGGAATCAAATCCACCATACCAACTTACAAAATTACCACCTATCATTGTGTTATCACCCCACTCACTTCTTGGTGCTAACCCTTCAGGTATCATCAAACTTCTCATAACTCTCACATCTTTACAACCTAATCCAAGAAAATAATTTACATCACTTTCATTATGACAATACACCCAATCTGATTGTAATAGTAAGTTCACATAATTAAATTGTACATCAACAGGATAATCTTGAAAATACCAATGTGGGCCTTCTTGCATTATTGCAACTTTGTCACAAAATAATTTCAAACGATTTATATCAACGATACTTGGATTGTTTTTTGGTACAATTGCAATACCTAAATCGAAATGTGTTGTAGGTGATGCATCAAAAGTAAGGAATGGTGCATTTAATGCGACTGACCACGCAATTTCTGTTCTTGCGTTATCAAAGTCTCGTGGTGGTACACCCATCATTATTGATTCTGAGAAAAATGCAACTTTCATTTTATTTTTGATAATGTTTTAGGTTGTGATTCATATTCTGATAATAAGTATAATGTAAAATTTTCTAATACCATATTATTTCTATCAACCTACACCTTTCCATGTTGCACCATTATTTGTATAATGATGTTTTACAACTAAATCTGATTGATATAGTATATTGTTACCTTTATCAATTTGTTCTTGAGCCCAATATCTATCTTCTTTCCCACTTAACCGTTCATCAAAGGGATTTTCTTTAATAAAATCAGTATCAAATATTGAGAATGCATTATGAAAAAAGTATCTATTCTCTGAATTACAAAAATGATTTATTTTATTTTCATCACCAAAGTTAGACCACAAGTATCTTGGTGTAACTTTTTTACCATCCCATATTGGAATCTGTTTTCCCCAAACTGCTACCGTGTAATCATCCCAAGCGATATCAGACCATTTTATTATTTCACAATGAGCTGATATGACTATCGTGACATTGTTTTCACATATACTTATTCCATAGTTTAAAGAACTACCAGGTGAATAATCATTTTTATCAATCTTTAATCTGGTGATATCTAAATAGTCAAACGTATTAACAACTCTTAAAGATTCATCTGTAGATTCATTATCAACGATTACTACTTGTATTTTATCACCTAAGAAATCAACTAAAGATTGTATACAATGTCCTATAAATCTTTCCTCGTTTCTGTTTCTTATTACAACTGAGTATGTCATTTTAATTGTTTTATCCTACCTTGTTCCACAAAATCTTCAATAATCTTAGTCTCTGTATCATAGTCTAATATGGCATAATTTCCATTTTCTCTGACGAGTTGGGTTTTAAAATATTTCTCTCTTTCAGTTCCAATGTATCTACCTATATCAACTGTAAAATAATGTTTACCAAGTTTTGACTTACCTTTTTTGGCCTTAACACTAACATCATCCTTAAAAAAACTATTTCCATATACAAAAACTTCTCCAAACACTTCAAGTGCCGTTAAGATTGTCAAAAATCCTGTACCTGGACTCACAACACCAGTGCTACTTGGATTTAATTTATTACAATGTTCTCTTATAAACTCTGAGACATAACACAACTGATGTCCATTATGACTTTTATGCATAAATCTAAATTTTGTCTTATCTGTTATAAAATGTTGTAGTTGTTTTTCATTATCAAAAAATAAATTGTCTCCCACTTCCTCTCTAACAGTCCACACTTCCCTAAAAGGCCCTAATTTGTTCTTTTGATAGTCCATCCAATCACTTATTCTCATAAGTGGATGACTTTTTTGACTCGGTGGGCCTGAACAACTAGCCCATATATCGGTTTTGGTTCCAACGTGTTTTTCATAACCATCTATCTCAAAATCATTTATTCTGATTACCGTATCAAATGAATCTATTTTTTCACCAAGTTCTCTCTCTAAAACTACAGGTGAGTTTGAAACTATAATTGCTTTCTTACCCATTACTTGAAATTCCTTTTGATTTGTTCCCAACTTTCGAAGCGAATACCTTTATCATCAATATAAGCTACTGCATTGGGTTTAATATATGTTACGTCTTTAATATTTTGTTTTATTCCATGTTTCTCTAACCACTCCCAAACTAATTCGATTCCATTCTTACCATCAATAAGAGGTCTATCAGGATTGGCCTTGCAACTATAGATTATTAAGTCATAACCTAATTCTTCATTTAAATATTTCACACCCTCAATTGCACCTCTAAGTGGTTCATCGTATATTGTACCATCATGAAAACCTTTTGAATTTTTATGTATAACTCCATCAAAATCCAAACCAAGTTGACTCTTTTCGGTATCACTAACCATTTCTAAAAAGTCATCAAGTTCCATCTGATTTTCCATATTTTCTTATAAGTTCTGATTTTATTGTTGGACATGAATTACCCGTTCCGTGAATTAATTGATAGAAAGTTAACTCCGACAATATTTCAACCGTGTGAAAATAATCCCTATCAAAACACACTTCATTTATTTTTTCATCAAGACAATTTGACTTTTGACCTGATATTAGTGCGGTGGATATATTATATCTGTCATTACACCAAGAAAGTGCTGACACCACATTCTTAGAATTACCTGAACCTGATAAACCTATCACCATTGATTTCATATCAGGATAAATGTAGTCTTCTAACCACTTTATGAAAATGTTATCATATTTGTAATCATTTGCTATTGATGTAATGTAACTAACATTATCTAACGAGTAACATTTTTTATCAGTAAGTCTTGTGATATCAGAAGATGCATGAGAACAAACTGGTGAATTACCACCATTACCTATAAAATAGATATTATCTGCCTCATCAAAATCTTTTTGTAATTGTTTAAATTCATCGGTGTCAATTTTTGATTCAAATATTTCCAATAAATTTTCAAACTCAACCATTCTACTCATTTTCTATCCTTTACATCATCACCAACATAGACATGGGCCACATCTTCTCTACTAACCGCCAACCTTATTGCTGGTTTACTCCCTATCGCATGTATTTGATGGGATTTACCTTTCTCTATGAAGACTAAATCTCCTTTTTTAACAATGAATGATTCATCTTCAATATCCCATTTCCAATGGCCATCTACGATATACCACCACTCATTCCAACTTGGATGGTAATGTCTTCTATTACCCTCACCTGGTCTTTGACATATTAACGTCGCACTATTGTTTTCTGTATTGACCAATCTTTTTGCCCAAGATGGTTTATTATTCTTGATAATCTCATCAATGTTTACAACTGAATGGTTTGCATCAAGAAAATCAGGATTTTCAACTCCATCTTTATAAAGTATATCGTGATAATCATCGTGTGTTGTGTCTCTCTCAATTGTTACATCTAAATGTTTTTTAGGATCATAATATTGAGGTTTAGTATGTCGGTTCATATTCAAATGACTATGTACAACTTCAGCCAATCTAAAATCATCCTCAGTATCAATATCAATTGTTGACCATCCATCCAATTCAAAGAAACCAGTTCTTCCATCACCACCGTGATATGCTGAACTAAACTTTTTCATATTATCAACATACTTGTTTTTATTCCATGCCATTAAACCACAAGCATAAGATTGTATGGGTTTTAAATCTTGTGAGGGTGGTGTAATTTCTTTTTGGTTAAAATTAATAGGATTACCATCGTAGATAGATTCAATTTGTATATTATTAACCGATATAAGAGTTTCATAATTATTATCGTGAAACTTTTTTACGAATAGTTTTACATCCTCAACTGAAATAAAAGGTGATGTAGAAAGTAACTGAACTAAATCATCACACTCTACGTTCTGTAAAAAATCATAAGCAAAATCATCATTCGTCTTATCATCTTCAGCAAGATAATCTGGTCTCTTATAAAACTTTACACCATATTTTTTTGCTATCGGTTCGAATATTTCTGATTCAGAATTAATATAAATTTCATCGAATACATTTGCCTTTATCGCAGTTTCAAGAACATAACATATTAAGGGTTTACCATCGATTAACCTAAGATTTTTATTCTTAACCCTTTTACTACCTAACCTGACAGGAATCATGGCTATAGTTTTACTCATTTAAAACTCCATTGATTAAATTATACGCTTTATCAAACTCTTCTTCAGTAGTTGTTAAATGTGGTCTCAGTCTAACTGACTTATCACCTGTTGGATTACATAACATCCCACTTGAGAAGAGGTCATTAAAAAAATTGTCTCTTTGAGTTTGTGTATCAAAATCAAATGCTATCAAACAACCTTTCCCTCTAACATTATAAATATTATCTATCGTCTTCAATCTATCAATAAATTTTTGACTTTCAATGGAAACTGACTCACGAAGATTTTCTTTCTCAATAACTTCCATCACATATGTTGACCTTATCATATCAATCAAATCTGAGTCCCAAGTTGTGTATAATATCTTTGTATCAAGTATTGATGAAAATTCTTCTAATGCCATAAATCCACATACTTGTGCCTTCTTACCAAATATTACTATGTCAGGAT